GGTTCCGCTGTTCAAATATCCGGTCAAGTATCCACTATTCAAACATCAGACGAGAGGCGCGAATATGGCGCTTATCACATTCGGACTGATTCCTCCGCCGGAACCGGAGGAGCCGGACGAAAATAAAATAAATAAGAGACAAGGAGAACAGAAAGTATGAGTGAAAGAGAAAAGACAACAGCAAGGATTACGGTAGATGGAAAAGAAATAGAAATATCCGCAGATACCATAGTAGTTATCGGGACAAACAACGCAATTAAGGCTGCTGTAGGAGAAAGCGATACTGTTAGCACACGCCTCGGATTCTTCGGTTACGAAATACCGGAAAAAATTTTCCCAGATTTAATGGCAGGCGCATTCACAAGATTTGTTTTGAATGAGTATGAGGAATTAGATCATGAAGAGCAGGGATTTTTACTATACAAACTCAGCAAAAAGCTGGAAGAGAAGAGCCTGGAAATCGGCAACGGAAATCTGGAAATCGGCAACGAACCTGCGCAAACGAAAACGGAAATAGAAAAATTTTCCGAGTTTATTTGCAATGCACTTATGAAAATGTATTCCAAGTAGGAGGACAATACAAGCGTATGACAGAAGTAAAATGCGAAACCTGCGGCGCTGTGTTTCAGAGAAATCCTTCGCAGATCAGAAGCCATACATTCTGTTCCAGACAATGCGCTAAGGCATTTACAAGCGACAGAATGAGGAGATTTAACCAGACCGAAAATCCAATGAATACTTCTAACGGATGGACGCAGGAAAAGCGCGAAACTGTAAGAAATAGGGAAATGAACAACAAAGGTTCATGTAAAGAAAACACATACAAAAAATATCATGGTAACCATGAACACCGAGTTGTGGCGGAAAAAATGCTTGGAAGAAAGCTAAAACGTGGGGAAGTTGTTCACCACATCAACGGCGACAAACATGATAACAGACCAGAAAATTTGATGGTATTCAGCAGTCAGAAGAAACATGCGGAATACCATGCAGCACACCCGGAAGAATCCGGCGTGTATATGGGAAGGAGGCGATGCAAATGACATCTCAAAGAAAAGATACGACACTTCAAGGTAAAGGGTTCGGATTCCTATTTGAGATGGGCTGATAGGGTTGCGGGAAAACCTTGACTGCAATAGCAGTAGCAGGGGCAGCCTATCAGATGGGAGCCATTGAAAAGGTGCTGATCGTTGCGCCGACATCCGTATGCTCCGTCTGGCCAAAAGAATTTGACGACTACGCCACCTTCAAATATAAGGTCAATGTGCTTCTTGGAGACAAGAAGCACCGCATTCAGGAACTGGAAGCTTTAAAATCCTTTCCGTTTAAGGCGCTTAAGGTTGCGGTTATCAATTATGAATCCACTTGGAGAGAAGGTATCTTTGAGGCGCTTCTGGACTGGAAGCCGGATTTGGTTATCGCGGATGAAAGTCAGAGGATTAAGACCCACGATGCACAGCAGAGTAAAGCGATGCACCGACTGGGAGATATTGCAAAATACAAACTGATCCTCTCCGGTACGCCGGTACAGAACAATGCCATTGACATATTCAGTCAGTACCGTTTTCTTGATCCGAACGTATTCGGTATGAATTTCTATGCATTTCGCAGCCGGTACGCAATCATGGGAGGGTTCAACCAGAGACAGATTATCGGTTATAAGGACTTGGATCAACTCATCAAGAAAGAACATTCCATAGCCTACCGGGTCACGAAGGAAGAAGCTCTTGATCTTCCGGAGCAGACGTTCCTTACCAGATACATTCAATTTGACAGCAAAGCGAAGCACCTGTACGACCAGATCAAGCGGGATAGTTACGCAGAGCTTGAAAACGGAGGACAGATTACCGCAACGACGGTACTTACAAAATTACTTCGGTTGCAGCAATTTACCGGAGGATTTATTCAGACGGACGGAAGCGATAAACCGGAACTAGTATTCAAGGGAAAGCTTGATGCATTGGAGGACATCCTGGATGATTATGTGATCGACGCAGGAAAGAAGCTGGTAATATTCTGCCGGTTCAGACCGGAAATCGACCTGATACAAAGCCTTTTATCCAAAAAGAAAATCCGCTACTGCAGTATTTACGGGGATATCAAGATCGAGGACAGAGGTCCCATTGTTGAGGACTTCCAGACTAACCCGGAAACGAAGGTTTTCCTCGCCCAGATTGATACTGCAGGACTTGGGATCACGCTGACAGCAGCAGACACCTGTGTCTACTATTCCGAGAACTTCAATTACGCAGCATATTCCCAGAGCCTTGCCCGTATTCACAGAATCGGACAGCGGAATATTTGCACCTATATTCATCTGGTGGTCGAAAAGAGTATTGATGAGGTCGTACTAAAGGCGCTTGCCAAAAAAGAAGATTTAGCAAAAACAGTAGTTGATACTTGGAGGGATTATTTCTAATGGAACTGATAATCAAGAACGCAAAGTCGGTGTGTCCGATATGCAGCGGAGTTGTTCATGAGCTGATAATAAATACGTTGTACCGGTGCTATGATTGCCGGATGTTGTTTCAGGTAACGGGCGCAGGTTACGCAGAATCAGCGTTGAAAGTAAAGATGGAGGGTTAAGGAGAAAGGAGAAGCCATGCGAACCGAGCGAACACATTACTGCAGAGACCGCACATCGCACCACATTGGCAGCCGAGCAGCATAAAAACTTAAGGAGGAAATTATGGAATCAGTATTAGACGAGAAGGTCAGAAAGTACAAAGAAATTCTTGACCGAAAAGAGGATCTGGCAAACCAGACGAAAGAAAACAACGAAGCAAAGGAAAAATTGGAGCAGGAAATCTGCGCGATGATGGTAGATGAGGAGAAGCCGAACACAACCGTCGACGGATTTACTTACACCCTGCAGCAGACTACCATGTACTCCAAGAAATCAGAAGAGGCTCTGGCAGAAAATGGAGTGTGCTTCTTTGATGTTTTACGGGAGCAGGGGCTTGGAGATATCATCGTTGAGCGAGTGGATCCAAGAACTTTGAACAGTTCCTGCAAGGCATTGGTGGAGGAGCAGGGCGAACTTCCGGAAGAACTTACGGAATGTTTGAGCATTTATGAGAAGCTTACTCTTTCCAAACGTAAGGCGAACACAAAAGCGCTCGAACGGGCAAAAGCAAACAGAGAGGAGTAGATCATGGGAGATTATGAACAAATGGAGTTGGATGTTCGCTTAGAGAGCGAAAAAAGCCTGAAAGAAAATGTCGCAAAGGTAATTCAGTTTACATATAATACGCGCATTGCAGAGGCAGAGGAAAACGGTCGCCCGATTCAGGCGGTCAAGAATAAGCACGAGGGTTACGGTATTGCATCCGAGGCTTACAGCAGAATTGGTGTTGCAGAAAAACTTATCAAAACCGGCATGGCGGAATACCTTGCGCTCCTGCAGGTGCAGGGCGAAGAGGCGGTGCGTGCTTGCGCGACGCTTTATGATGCAGCATTAAACCTTGCCATGGAATCTATCGGCATGGCGGCAGATATGAACCGGGTACTGAACGATTTATATTATGGTTCCGAAAAAACTCCGCTGGAGGAGTATGCGGAAAGCCTTGAAAGCGCAGAATCGGATGACTTTGAAGAGGCGGATGCGCCGGAGGCAGAGGACATGAACGACGATGCGCCGATGGAAGAAACTGTGTCCGAAGATCAGAGTGAGGAGGAAGAGGCATAAATGAGCATTGCGATTGAGGAAACCAAGGTAATCACAGTAAAAGACAAAAACGGAACAATCCTCTGTAAAGGGGATCCCGTTCTTCTCCGTATCCGGAATCAGGATATCGTGTGCCGCTATATGGGAATTGAAAACGGTTACTTCTCCACAGAGACATTGGAGGGAGATCATAAGAACCAGTATCGACAGGGCAGTATTGAGGATTGTGTCCGTATTTCAGGCATCCGGGAGTACCCGGAGGAGGATTTAAAAGCAGCGTCGGAAAGCGGCGGTCAGTTTGCGGACCAGCCGACATTAAAACCGGGAGCATGAGAAGGAGGAAATTATTATGGCAAAGAATGAAGTAGCAACAAAGGCAGAGGGAAACTTTAATCTGGTAACTTTGGACGGGGCGCTTGCAGAGGCGATCAATGAGGAAATGGACGGACTTGGATCCGTTCCATTCGACCGGGTAAAGATTCCGTCCGGCGGCGGGATCGCGTTTGAACTTCCGGGAGAGGATGAAGATTCCATGGAAAGCGCAACGGAACTTGTGGGCGTTATCCTCTGGCATCATCCGGTAAACGCATTCTGGAAGGAGAAGTTTTCCGGAGGAAATGAACAGCCGGACTGCTCCAGCTATGACGGAAAAACCGGTGTAGATCGGGAGACCGGGGAATGCAAGCGGTGCGACACCTGCCCGAACAATCAGTTTGGATCCGACGGAGCCGGGAAAGCCTGCAAGAATGTTCACCGCATCTATATTTTAAGAGAGGACAACCCTGTGCCTCTGATTCTTTCCCTTCCGCCGACAAGTCTGAAATACATGAGGGACTATATCAGCAAGCGAATTTTGCTTAAGAATTTGCGCTGCTATCAGGCAGTAACCAAGATTACCCTGAAAAAGGAAAAGAACGCCGGGGGTATCGTTTACAGCCGCGCTGCATTTTCTTTCGTATCAAAGCTTACGCCGGAACAGATCACGGCTGCGGAGGCTATGGCAAACAGCATTAAGCAGTTGGACCACAACGTGGATATCGGAGACGACGATTACAATACTGCGCCGGCGCAGGCAGCACCCGCGGTTTCCGAGGACGGTTTTATGAATGTCCCGGAAGGAACCGACGAGGATTTGCCTTTTAACTAAAATCATGGGGCGGGTCATACCCCCCCCGAATAACATTCGGAGGTCGGAAAATTAGATGAATGCGGAACAGCTTAACATAGACGATTTTGTCGACTATGCAGCCGAATACAAGAGCATATTGAAACACGCTGAAATTTCAGGAGACCGCATCGTCGGGCGTTGTCCGTTCCATGACGACAGTAAAAATTCCTTTACGGCAGACTTACGAACCGGAATGTGTCATTGCTTTACCGGATGTATTGACGGCAACTTTATATCCTTTTGGTCAAAATACCACGATGTCAGTACGAAGGAAGCATACAAGCAGATCCTTGATAAGTACGGAAAGCTGGAACAGCCGAAGTCGAAGGAAAAGCCGAAACCAAAACTTGCCCCCCTTTCTCTTCCGGAATACGCCTTTTCCAAAAGGCTTCCGGAGGAGTTCCTTAAGGATGTATGCCGAGCCTCTACCGCGAAAGATCGGGACGGGGTGCAATGGCTCAAACTTCCATATTTCACGGAGGCGGAAGATTCCCCGGTATTCCGTAAGCGGTACGGGAATAAGGAGTTTCGGTGGAGCTATGGAAGCAGCGGAAAACTGATCCTTTACGGGGAATGGCGGCTCCCGGAAATACGTCAGAATGGATATACGATTTTGGTCGAGGGAGAGAGCGACACACAGACGCTGTGGTACTTAAAAATGGCGGCGCTTGGTGTGCCTGGGGCAAGCAATTTCAAAGCACCGATGGTGCCGAAGCTTGACGGTTTGAAAGTTTACATACACGTCGAACCAGACAAGGGCGGCGAGACCTTTCTTGAAAAAGTGTGTCGCGTTCTTCATGAGGAAGGTTTCGCCGGTCAGGTATTTACATGGAGCTGCAGACAGTTTGGAGTAAAGGATCCCTCTGATCTTTACATAAAGTACGGGCAGGAAGATGCCGCAGAAAAGGTTCAGAAGGCGATTCGGACAGCGAAAGAAATTAAACTGGATGAAATTTCAGAGATCATACCGGAGGCGGTAAGAGGCGCACCGGTAAATTTAAGACAACCGGAGGGGTGGATTTATTCAGAGAAGGGAATCAGTCATATCGACGAAAAAAAAGCGATTCCAACATTGGTGTGCCGGACACCGATCATCCTCACGCAGAGACTTAAGAGTATGGAAACCGGCGAAGAAAAAATCGAGATTGCATTTAAGCGAGACGGAAAGTGGAGCAGGGCTATCTTCCCACGAAGTACTATTTTTACGAGCAGAAGCATTACGATACTGGCTGATCTTGGATGCACAATAACATCGGAAAATGCAAAGATGGTGGTCCGGTTTCTGGAAGCATTAGAGGCGGAAAATATTGACATCATTAGTAAGGCAGATTCCGCCTCTACTTTTGGTTGGCAGACCGGAGGCAGATTCCTTCCCGGACATGGGGATGATATCGTTTTAGATATTGAACCTTCCCTCCGGGGATGGGCTGCAGCCTATCACACTTGCGGCACGTTTGAAGCGTGGAAAAAGACCATGCAGCCACACCGCGAAAGAGACAAGTTCAGGTTCATTATGGCAGCGAGTTTTGCGGCTCCGTTGCTTCGGATTTTATCCCAAAGAATCTTTTTTGTGTATAACTGGGGAGGAAGTAAGGGAGGAAAGACAGCAGCGCTTAAGGCAGCACTTAGCGCGTGGGGAGACCCGGAGCGTTTGATGGTAAACTTCAACGCCACGCAGGTCGCTTTGGAACGCATGGCGGGCTTTTACAATGATCTTCCAATGGGGATTGATGAAAGGCAGCTTGCCGGAAATAAGCAGGAAAATCTGGAAAAGATCGTTTACATGATCGCGTCAGGAACCGGACGCGCAAGAGGAAGTAAGGGCGGCGGTCTGCAGGCACTCAACACATGGCGTACAGTGGCACTTGCTACCGGAGAGGAGCCTCTTTCTACGGAAACCTCCCAGACGGGTGTATCTACGCGAGTTCTGGAAATATACGGTGGTCCGTTTACGGATGAAAAATCGGCAAGCCTCATGCACCAGCAGGCAGGGCAAAACTGTGGCTGGGCGGGACCGGAGTTTATCGAAAGGATCATGCACACCGACGAGCGGACGATCACGGCTCATTATGAAAAGATGGTCGAACAGGTTTACCAGATCGCAAACGGAACCAGCGGAAGTCACATTGCCGGAATCAGCGCCGTAGCGCTTGCAGATGCAATGATCGACACCTGGATTTTCTCGGAGCAGGAGGAAGAGGATAATGATCCGGATGAAAAACGACCGCTTAGAATCCGTGAAGAATCGTGGAACCGGGCTGTGTCTATGGCAAAGGCCATCATTCAGGAACAGATGGCCTCCGGTGTAAAAGACGTCAATGAGAACGCTACACAGTTCATCGTCGACTGGATCCTTTCCAACCGGCAGTATTTCGGGGAAAAAGCAATCGGGACATGCCTCGGCACGGTAAGCCCGGATCAACGCAAGGTTTATATCTATCCATCTATCCTGAACCAGACCTTGTCAAAAGCCGGGTACAGCCCCAGAAAGACGCTGAAATACCTTGCTGACAACAACATCATCACGAGCAAGAAAAAAACCAACGGGGTCGCGGTTTACAGCGTTACAAAATGGTTTGATAACAGAAGCAGCAGGTTTGTTGAATTTGACTTGGGACGGTTCTCAAAGCCGACCGATCCTCTGGACGAGGACGAAGCCGCAATGCAAAGAGACGAAGAGCCGAAAACCGTAAATGACGGGTGGCAGCAGTTAGACATGAATGATGTACCGCCGTTTGAAGAGCCACCGGATTTACCGTATTAGTCTATCAAATTCCTGACACCTAAAAATTAGGTGTCAGGTTAGGTGTCAGGTTAGGTGTCAGGTCAAAAACCCAGTAAAATCAAGGCTTTTATACACCTATTTTATAATTCCTGACACCTAACACCTATTTTATAGGCTATATAGTAATTTCGATTTGCAAAGATTTTTAAAACAATGTAAAAAGTTTTGGTATGTTTTCCAAAATTAGGTGTTAGGTGTCAGGAATTGGCTCAAAGCCTTGAAAATAAAGGGTTTCACGCATGACACCTAGAGGAAAACTTAGGTGTCAGGAAATTTTAGGTGTCATGGAGGAATGAGGTATGCAAAATAGCACGGAAGCCTTGAAAACACTAGGGATTACGCTTGAAAAGTACCGGAAAAACAAAACGCTTGTGCCGCCGGAAGATCTTAAAGGCAAATACAAAATTTCGTTTCAGTTATTAAAATCGCAGCTGCGCATAGAACTGATCGACTTTATCAGGGAATATTCGCTTGGCGATCTTGTGATCCGGCGGGACGATAAAGAAAAACTTGATGTACTTATCCGCAAGATCAATGAAATCTACAAAGACGGGAAGTACAATGCAAGGTTCAAACGGGCAGCTTTTCAGCAATTTGATCTGCAGGAGATCACGCGCATTGCAGAGGAATTTCGGATCCGGATCTTTTCAGAAGCATGGATCCCATATTTTCAGGAGTTCATTTGTTTATTTGTAACAAAGGACTGTGTCGGCGATAATCCACAGAACCCCAGAATATACAACAGCCTTGTGGATATGTTCTATGTTCAGGAAACGGAAAAGTGGGTGAAGAATGAGGAATCAGAGAAACCGGCATTATTGATATATTTAGGGAGGGCGAGAGAATGAAGGCATTGACAATATGGCAGCCATGGGCGCAGCTTTTGGCAGAGGGAAAGAAACACAATGAAACCAGAAGCTGGGGGACGAAGTACAGGGGACCGATACTGATTCATTCGGCGAAGGCGGCAAGTTACAACATATTTGGTGTTCCGGATATGGATGAAGATACGCTTAAATATTTTGTTGCGGCAGGGCTTAAGACTCCGGAAGATATTGAAAACCTTCCGAGAGGCTGCATCGTAGGCATGGCGCAGTTGGTTGATTGCAAACATATAGACCAGACCTACCATGATTTTATCAGAGACCTGTGCCCGGAAGAATACGCTTTTGGAGATTTCCGGATAGGGCGTTACGCATGGGAGTTGAAGGAACCGGTTCTCTTTGATAAGCCGATACCGGCATCCGGAAAGCAGGGACTGTGGAACTATGAAGGGAGTGTGCCTCATGAGAAATATTAAGTACAGAGGATGGTCGCCGGATTTGAAGCGGTTCGTATATGGAGCCTATTATGAGCATTGCTCCTGCGCGGTGTGCTTCACAGAAGAAGATAAGCCGGAATATCACGAGCCGAAGATCATATTCGAGACAATGATCGACTGGGGGTTTCCATACAGAACCATGGTAGCGGATGTTATCCGGGAATCCGTCGGAGAGTTTACCGGATACGTTCTGAATGGCAAGGAATTTTATGAGGGCGACATCGTTTTAAATCCACGCATGTGTGTTCATGGGGTAATCCGATTCGGCGAGTACAGCGACGGATTCCATCCCGAAAATACGCACATGGGATTTTACATCATATGGAAAAATGCTAATTTTCGGAGCGACCTTGGATATTGGATTGATAATGGGCAAATTGAAATCATCGGAAACCTTTATCAGAATCCGGAACTTTGGGAGGAAAAACAAGCATGATAAAAGGACTTGATCGTTTTGAAAACATAGGAGAAGCAGAGGATTATCTCGTCGAAAAGGGAATCTGCAAAAACCGGACGCAGGCAAATAGTCTTATCAAGGTACAGCTTCCCAAAGAATCCTATTATCAGCATAAAATTATGGAGTGTATCCAGAAAACCTATCCGGATGCATTTATTTGGAAAGCGACGGCGGCGGCATACAGTCGAAAGGGGATCCCGGATGTTTGTGTCGTACTTGACGGAATATTTTACGGAATCGAAGTGAAGCGCCCATATTTCGGAGTTGTAAGTGCAATTCAGAAAAAGACGATGGAACAGATTCGGGAAGCAGGAGGTGTGTCCGGAGTTGCCTGCTTCCCGGAGGAAGCGATCCGGCTGATAGAAGGAGGCGGTAAAAATGGACAAGATCATGTTCAGCAGCAAGAGTGATAGATGGGAAACACCGCAGGATTTCTTTGATAAGCTGGATGCGGAGTTTCATTTCAACTTAGATGCCTGTGCCGATGAAAGCAACTATAAATGCAACGATTATTTTACAGAGAAACAAAATGGTCTTTTGCAGAATTGGGTTGGGAGGTGCGTCTTTTGCAATCCACCATACGGAAATAAGAATACCGGTATCTGGGTAAAGAAATGTTATGAAGAGGGGAAAAAGCCGGGAACCACAGTTGTTTTATTGATGCCGGCAAGAACAGACACAGCAGCTTTTCATGATTACATATACAACCAACCAAATGTTGAAATACGCTTTATCCGCGGAAGGTTGAAGTTTGGCGGAAAGGATCGCGCCCCGTTCCCTTCCATGGTTGTTGTTTTTAGAGGGGCGGAAAACCAATAATTACGCAGAGAGGAGAAGCAGCGTGAATCGAAACCAGAGAAAAAAACTAAAAGAGGATAAGGAGAAACAACAATGGCGTCTGAAACTTAATCGGGGAAGCAAGGTTGACTGTGTCCAGACAGATCCGGACTTCTCCGCTGTGCCTCTCGCCACGATATGCCAGAGCATCCTTCTTCTGATTAAGGAACTGAGGCGACGGGGGTTCCCGGTATATGATTTTGACCATAAAAACAAATACTTGCAGGGAATTAAGATCATTCAGGGAAAGATATATTTTCTTGCAGCCGAGGAGGAGGACAGAACATGAACAAATACGACGAGCAGCTCACACCGGAAGCGCTTTTATTAAACCGGTACCTAAACCAGTACCGCAACTGCATCGAGAGAAAGAAATCGTTGGAGCGTCGCCGCAATGAAATCATAAGAGAATTTGACCATCCGTTGTCCGGAGTTTCAAATGACGGTATGCCACACGGAAGCGGAGACAGCCTTGGATGCGCCGCATTATCTTTCCGGCTGGATGAGATCAATACGAAGATTATAGAGCAGATGGAGCGTTCGTCGAAGATCTTAACAGAAATCATGGACATTATTGATTTTCTTCCGGAAAATTCGATGGAACGGTCCATCGCAGAGAGAAAGTATATCGACCGCCAGAACTGGGATCAGATCTGCAGGGCGGAGCATATCAGCAGGACACCTGCTGCGCGCCATTGGAGAAAAGCATTGTACCGGCTTTTGGAATTTAAGAAGGTGGTGCAGGTATTGAAGGAATACGAGGAATCAATCGGGAAAGGAGGCTTAAGAGATGAGTATGTTCATCGAGGACTGGAAAGCCCTGAATGAAATGCCGGTAAAAGAATCCGCTACCCATGTCTTGGAAGTTGATGTCGATATGGGGTGCGGATGGCTTAAGGCGAAGAATCCAAAAAGCTACAATCATAAATTAAGCTACATGCGTCAGATCCGGAATTTAGATGTTTACCTATCCACCCACACATTTTACGGAAGTCAGTACAAGCAAAGCCAGAAAATTTTACGGGTATGCGGATTTGACGTTACATTGAATAATTGGGATAAGGAGGAAAAGTAGAATGTGCGATAGAGAGTGCGATTGCAGAACATGTTTATCAGCCTCTTTTTGCGGTTGTGGCGAGTGTTATACAGATAGTTTAGAACGATGCCGCGCTGGTGGCATACATAATTGCAGAGGTTATGTTCCGAGGAATATTTTTAAGAGGATTTTTTACAAAATTATGGGAAGGAGTTCAAAATGAAACTAAAACCGATTGAAGACGGAATGGTAGTTCATTGCAAAACAGAGGATGAAGCGAAGGAATTGATTAAGTGGGCGGCAAA